CAGGACTTCTGAATCTCTTCCCGGGTGTAATAATCACCTTGGGAATCGTGGATATTGGGTTCCATTAGAGTGACGTAAAGCCGTCCCTGAGTGCCACTCGTTTCACTCTTGAACTTGGTGGAGTTGATCTTGTGTTCGAAGCTTCTACCATTGGCATTCTTGACCACAAAACCCTTCTGATTGGCGGGAGTCATCTCATCGAACAGGAGCGAGACCAGCTCGACTTCCACGTTGCGTAGCTCTCCCTTGAGAATGGTGCGTTTACGATTCACGCTACCTCCTTGTTGTTGATTGTCAGTTATGTAGTTGTGCATAGTTTACTGCACTCCAAAGCTGCGGTTCTGCATAAACAATTGATCATCAGCAGACTGGATTGCTTGTGTAAGGTCTCCGAAGTTGAAGTCATCTGGCTTCACACTCCAGCCGAAGTCGAAGTTGAACTCGTTAGCCAAGGCTAATGCCAGGCGGTTTTGCAGCGGTCTGACTACGAAGTGGTAGAACATCAGCATATCGCTCTTGTTATCGCCACCAAGCTGCCCAGGAATGAGCTGTGAGACGATCCTGGCAGGAACTCTGTGATAAGCGAGAATCCCTTCCCTGAGGTCTTTCTTGAGTCCCAAGAAGCCACCTTCCCGGTCTTGCTGTCTGAGTGGTTCGAGACGTATCTTCACGTCCCGGCTCTCACTCTCGATCAAGACAGTGGAGTGGCTCTTGGCATTGCCTTTGACCTCGGTGAGGGCTTTCTCGATCTCGGTATAGGCATCGGTCAGCACTTCATTACCCTGCTCATCAGTTACGGTTCCATCTCTGAGAGTACCACCTTCTACAATCACGAAGTAGTCGATCATCAGGCCGTTCTTAAAGTTGTTGTAGTCGAAGGTCTTGATCTCGCCCAATATCTCGATGTTGATGGCGATGGGTAGGCAAGCCAGGCCCCATGCATTTGATCTATGGGTGGACTTCTTAACGTGGATGATATCCTCGTAGGCAAAGTCCTTCTTCTGGTTATTCTTCACCTGGATGTAGTTAGGCTTGAAGAAGCCGAACTCGTCATAGTTCTCCACGATCTGCACTTCACTGGGCAGCATCCTCTCCAGTCCCATCCACTGGCCTTGGGCGTTCCGCATCTTGATTAGGAAGCCATTACCGCAGGCGAGATAGAACTTCATCAGTTCTGCCAGGATAGTAGTCTGGTCTTCACAGGCAGGGAACTCGGCGGATTCCATCCAGGCTTTTACTTGGCTGTTCTTGCAGTCGAACTGCATGATAGTCGCCATAGTCAGGGCATCGATACAGCCGGAGTGGTACTCATCTGTATCCAGGAGATTGAGCAGATTGCTCATTGAATAGGGCTGAGAGACCACTTTCTTGGTTTCAGCAGCCTTGGATACCAACTGCTTGCCGATCCGCTGACACTTGGATAGATCTATGGGTTCAGGCTTGTACTTGGTCTCCAGGAGATCACTTGCAGAGCTGATCGACAGGTTATGGGCACCGATACGCATCACTCTCAAGAGCCAGCTCCCGTGCCGCTTTTCAGCAGGTCGATCTTGGCGATCCTGACCAAGCGAGTGCCGTCTATGCGGCTGGTGTAATACTCGATACTAGGCAGGTCCCGGTTCATCAACTTCTGGTAATAACTCCGGAACTTCTCCTTGAGTGAATATAGCTCAGAGTCTGGATCGGTTGCATTCTGGGCATTGACGATCAGGAAGACTGTCCAGGCGATATCGGTGTCCATATACTGCCGGGAGGTGCCGTGCTTGCCTGTCTCGGAATCGAGGATCAGGATAGCGCAGGGCAGGTTCTTGGGGATGTTGTCCTTGTTGTATAGAGTCTCAGCGACTCCTGCCAGTTTCAAAGATTCAGAGATGCGGCTGCGTTCAGCTTGGTATTTCTCAAGAGCGGTCACAGACTCACCTCGATATCGTTCAACTGCTGATAGATCCACTGCTCCCGGTTTGCGATGACAGATGCGAACACGTTGCGGGCAGCGATGCCTTCCCGCTTGATCTTGCCCCGGATGAGATAAGCGATCTCGGCTACGGTCAGAGCTTTACCTGTCTCTTTATCAGTCCAAGACAGGTGCTTGCGTTCGACCCAGGCGATTAGGGGAGCGATCGGAGTCCAGGAAGGCACTTTGCCGCCCAAAACGAAAGGCTCGTGACGCACATTGGAGCCTACTCTTAAGATCATGGCAGCATTGGTGGTCTGCAGCAGATAGCCGGTATTGCCGTAGAAGTCGCCCTTATCGTAGATCTGTTGTGCCAGAATATCCTTGCGGGACTCGGCATCGATCACAGAACCGATAAGGTGCAGCCGACTCTCCAAGGCTGCATAGATAGCCTGGTAGATCTCGATCATCAGTTCATCAGCAGTGGTATAGCTATCAGGCATCATATCACTCCCACCCGGATAGGACGAGGCTGTCTGGGCTTGAGTTCGTTCAGGCGATCCAGACCGGCAGGATTGAGATAGGAACTCAAAACGGTTAATGCTCTCAGCTCAAGGTTGGCTTTGAATGCGTCAATTTCGCTCCCTGTGAGCAGCTCAGTAGCAGACTGGTCTAATCCTACGGTCTTGACTATTCCCTCACCCAGGGTCTTCAAATTGAGAAACTCGCAAGTACTATGCAGCATCAGGAAACAGAACCCAAAACGAAAAGAAATCAGGAAAGGCTCCTCATCAGGCAAGTCATCGTGAGTTGCCCGATCATAGTGCTCCTGCAGAACCAATGAGTGGATCATTTCCAGCACTAGACCCTGATGCTCCTTGAAGATGCCATTGTTAGCTATCTCCTTGGGCAGATTGAGGATGGCGAGCATGGCATCGGTCTCGACCGGAATGGGGATCACTTGCCCTTCCTCATCATCTCGGAGAGCTCAATCGCTCTCATTCCAACTTGCTTCGCCCACTTGGAAGCCAGCATACCATTGGCGGCTCGCTCCCAGTCTCCGGCACCGATAAAAGCAAGCGTGTTCTTGAATCCCAGAAGCCCCTTCATACCAAGGTTGAAGCACATGTTGAGCAGCACTGACTGGCGCACCTCATCAAGGCCATAGTAAACGTCAGGTATATCATCAAGTAATTGCTGCTCGAAGTCCAGGATATCCCGCTCCAGCATAGCATAGGCTTCTTTCTGGGAGATACCTCGATCATCGAGATTGCGACCGATACCGATGGTCAACTTACCCGCAGTACAGCGGTATGGCTTCAGCCGCAGACCCTCATGTCTGACTAACTGAGCTTTGATTCGGTTCATCAACGCTTCGGTCATGCTATCTCCTTGTTCCAGATGTGATCATTGATCCGGTGCCAGGAAAGCACTACCCTGTATGCTGACAAATCAGGATGGGCAAGGATGCCAATGATTTTGCTATTGACAAATACAACCATGATAGTTTAGTTGCAAACAGGGAATGAGTAAGGTAAGAGGGACGTATGAAAGAAGTAATTGAACATGTCAGGAAGTTGCTTAAAGACGGTGTGTTCTCTGATGAGCAACACGTCCGATTTTCGCTTGTAGGGCGAATATGCCAAAAATTAGGGTGGGATGTTTGGAATCCTGCTGAGTTTTATACCGAATACAAAGTGGAGAAAGTCCCAACTCAGTTACTCCCAAAAGATTCTAATGGAAGGGTCGATGTAGCCTTATTTCTTTCAGACAATAAACCCAAAGCTGCTGAAGTTTTTATGGAGATCAAAGCTCCAGGCAAACTCTTACCTGCGTTAAAAGACTGCGAAGATCAACTACATGCCTATACCGGTCATCATCGAATAGCGATTGGGATACTTACTGATGGTGTTGTTTGGCGCTTTTATGTGCCTGCTATAGGTGGTTACTTTAAGGACACGTTGTTTGCACAACTAGATATTGAAAAAGACGAGATAGAATCATTAGTGACTTTCTTCAATGACATATTGCATAGAGATAATTTCAGAAAGAAGGCTCAAGATAAAGCTGAACTGATGTTTGAAGAGCTGGGTAGAATAATGCTGGTTCAGAAGTTTAAACAACAAGCCATCCAAATTGCTCAAGCTACTGGATTATCAGAGCATCTAATCACCCAACGCTTGTTGAAGCAAAATGAGAATCTCGACTTGGAAATGGAAGAGATACAAAGGCTGTGGGATAAGACCATTCCTGGGGGTGTTACTCTTCCGCCACCACCCCCACCCCCTCCGCCTCCTGAGGATTGCATTGAAACCTTCATATCAGCTAGAGGAGTGAATGCTTCAGGATGCTATAATATCAAGACAAAGAAATTCACTCTATACAAGGGTTCCGAAATTGTTAAGAATCATACACCTACATTCAAGGGGAATTACCTTGAAAAAAAGAAAAAAATGATTGAATCTGGATTGTTACAGCTAGACCCATCTGGAACAAAGTATTTACTGATAAAAGACACAGTATTCAATGCACCCTCTCCCGCTTCACATCTCGTTCTCGGAAGAGCATCGAGTGGATATGTTGATTGGGTAGATTCCCAGGGTAACAAACTTGATAAATATCGATAAGGCAATGTAGTGATGTTAAGAATCGTAGGTTGAACGTGTACGAAAGTGAATGGCTAACTCGCAAACAACGCATTGATTCACAGCTTCGGTCATTGAATCCAGCATGGGAGATAATCCATTATAGCCAAGTAAGGGATACAACATATCTTTCGCATCATGCAGTGGAAGAATATCCCACCCAGAATGGATTTGCCGACTATGCGCTATTTGTCCAAGGTAAGTTGTTAGGCATTATTGAAGCGAAGAGAGTTTCGATTGATGCCCAAAACGCATTAGAACAGGCAAAACGCTATTCTCTAGGATGTCCTAACACACTGGGGGAATGGAACGCTTTTCGGACTCCCTTCATCTATGCGACCAATGGGACCCGCATCTGGTTTGCAGATCTGAGGGGTTCTTCATACTATGCCCGTGAACTCAGTGGATTCCACACAAGCCAGGCATTGAATGATATGTTCAATCAAGCCGTTGGCAATGCTTACGAGTGGTTCCATCTGAATCCGATAGATCTGGATAAAATACGTTACTACCAAACCGAAGCCATACAATCAATTGAAAGCACTATCATAAATGGCAAAAGAGTGATGATGCTGGCGATGGCTACGGGTACTGGGAAGACTTACACAGCCGTGGCTATGATCTATCGCTTACTAAAATCTGGTCTTGCCAAGAGAGTCCTTTTTCTGGTGGATCGCAGGGCATTAGCTGCGCAGGCTGCAGTGGCCTTTCACTCTTTTGAAACCCCATCTCGCAATAAGTTCAGTCAGGAATACGAAGTCTTCAGCCATCGCTTCCAAAGTGAGGATTTTGAAGAAGGCGATAAGTTTGATGTAAGCGTATTACCCAATAGCTATCTTACGCAACCTGATACGGCCAAGTCATTCGTCTATATCTGCACCATCCAGCGCATGGCGATGAATCTCTTCGGCAGGGAGAATAGCTTTCTACAAGGGGATGATCCTGACTTCGACGATGAAGCTGTAAGACTAGAGATTGCTAATAATGCCTTTGATGTGATTATCGCAGACGAATGCCACCGTGGTTATACTCCCAAGGATGAGGGGATTTGGCGGAATACCATCAACCATTTTGATGCCATCAAGATTGGTCTGACTGCCACCCCTGCCGCTCATACCACTGCTATATTCGGGCAGCCGGTTTATCGCTACACCTATGAACAGGCAGTATTAGATGGCTTCCTGGTGGATTATGAGGCTGTGAAGATAAACTCCAACGTCCGAATCAATGGCATTTTTCTGAACGAAGGCGAAAAGATCGGCCTAAAAGACACTGAGACTGGCCAGGAAAGGATAGATGCCCTGGACGATGTAAGGGAGTTCGATGCCAGTGAGATAGAGCAGAACATCACATCTTTAGACAGTAATAGGAAGATCCTCACTGAGATCTTTAGCTATGCCCTAGAACATGAAAAACGTACTGGCAGATTCCCTAAAACGTTGATCTTCGCTGTTAATGATATCCAGCACAAGTCCCATTCTGATCAGCTCGTGCGCACTGCCAGAGAGATTCTCATGCGGGGCGATGACTTTGTGCAGAAGATAACCGGCAATCCCAATGTGGATAAGCCTCTGGAGAAGATCAGACGCTTTCGGAACCGTCCCGAGCCATCAGTGGTTGTCACAGTCGATATGCTCTCCACTGGGGTAGATATCCCCGCTTTGGAATACATTGTTTTCCTCAGGCCTGTTAAATCCCGCATCCTCTGGACCCAGATGCTGGGCCGGGGCACTCGTAAGTGCACTGAAATTAACAAAGAGTGCTTCACTATCTTTGATTGCTTCGACGGTACCCTGATTCAGTATTTCAAGAATACCAACGATTTTCCCATTGAAATAGGCGAGGAAGGTCATACCGTTACAATCCAGGAGATCATTGAAAACATCTGGAACAACATCGAACCAGAATACAACAAGAATCGCCTGATCAAACGCCTACGCAGGATTGCTGAGACTATGAGCGCTAAAGCTAGGGAAGCTTTCGAAGCATACATCCCGGATGGAGATGTAAAAGGCTTTGCTGATAACCTCAAAAAGATGCTCAAAGATGATTTCACTGGTACGATGCGAACCCTCAGAAATCCCAAGTTCCAGGATCTATTGATCAATTATGACCGGGCAAGGAAACCCTTTTATATCGATTACGCTGAGAGAGACTCCGTGAGCTCCGAATACATATTCCGAATCGGTGATGAGCAAATGAAGCCGGAAGATTATCTGGAAGCCTTCGCTGAGTTCGTGAGGCAGAATAAAGACAAGATCGAAGCCCTGTCCATCCTGCTCAATAACCCATACAAGTGGAGCTATGAGGCCCTCACTGAACTACGTAACGAACTTAAAAGAAATAGCTTTGACGAGGAGAAAGTCCAGAAAGCCCATGAGAAGTCGGGGCACAAGGCAATGGCTGATATCATCTCCATGATTCACAATGCGGAGGATGATATCTATCCCCTTTTCACAGCTCACGAAAGGGTTGAAAGGGTGATCGGAGAGATGATTGCTGCCCATGAATTCAATTCTGAGCAGTTGCAATGGCTCGCCTTCATAAAAGAACATCTGATCCAGAACCTGACCCTGGATAAGCAAGCTTTCAATCTGATCCCGATCCTCGAGATGCATGGAGGCCTTGCCAGAGCCAGAAAGGTCTTTGGGCCTCTGCTGGATGACCTGATAACAGAGATAACCCTCAAGATTACTGCTTAAGGAGAATGTATATACATGGCTGATGTTGTAAATAAATTGTGGGGTTTGTGCCATACCATGCGCCATGATGGAATCGATTATGGCGATTACATAGAACAGCTCACCTATCTGCTTTTTATCAAGATGGCAGAAGAAAAAGAAATTGAACTGCCCGCTGACTGCGATTGGACTACCCTAAAAGAGAAAAACGGAACAGCACTTACTGACCACTATCTTACTGTTCTCCAATGCTTGCGTGAAGCACCTGGGCTCCTTGGTGATATCTTTGCCCAAGCCATGCCCAAGTTTGCCAATCCAGTGGCCTTGAAGAAGATACTCAATGTGATCGATGGCGAAGACTGGTCAGCTCTGGGAGTAGACGTAAAAGCTGAAGCCTTTGAAGGTCTATTGGAAAAAGCTGCCAGTGAAGGCAAGAAAGGGGCTGGGCAGTATTTCACTCCCCGGGTCCTTATCCAGTCCATAGTTCGATTGATGAAACCTGATCCCATTAACCAGCCGATTACGGTTTGTGACCCAGCTTGCGGAACAGGCGGTTTCCTGATCGCCTCCTATGAATGGCTGATCCATGAAACTAAGGGTGCTCTTCCTCAAAACCAGATCAAGAGGATTAAAGACGATACCTATTTCGGGCAAGACCTGGTACCTCGTCCCCGGCGGCTTGCATTGATGAATATGTTTCTGCATGGGCTTAATCCAACTATCTACTTGGGAGATACAATCTATTTGGCTGACAAAGGTGAACGTTATGATGTGATCCTGACCAATCCACCTTTTGGTACCAAGGGAGCAGGAGAAGCACCGGAACGAGATGATTTCACCATCCGCACATCCAATAAGCAACTGAACTTCCTTCAGCACATCCTCACAATTCTTAAGCCAGGAGGTAGGGCTGCAGTCGTATTGCCTGATAATTGCCTCTTTGAGGACAAAGCAGGGGATGTATTTGAAATCCTGATGGCAGATTGTAATCTCCATACTATCTTACGCTTGCCCAGAGGAACTTTCATTCCCTATGCTAATGCCCAAGCTAACGTGATATATTTTCAGAAGGGTAAAGCAACTAAGGAAACCTGGATATACGACTGCCGTTCTAATATCCCCTCCTGTACCAAAAAAGACAGACCTCTTACTGCCGAGATGTTTACAGACTTCGAACAGTGCTATGGCAATGATCCTAATGGTGCCAGCAAACGATTAGATCAAGGGGAGACAGGTCGTTTCAGGGCTTTTTCTATTGATGAGATTGAGTCCAGGCACTACAACCTGGATATCAAATGGCTTAAAGACGATTCCCTGGATGATCCAGATAACCTGCCAGAACCGATTGATCTGATCACTGAGGCTGTGACGGAGTTGGAAGCAGTTCTTGATGAACTAAATGAACTATCAACCCTGTTGGGTGAATAGATGGCTGTATTTAGTGTTGAGAATAAAACACTTAGGAGAGTTCTCAAGAGCCTAGAAAGTGGTTCGAGACCTAAGGGTGGAGTTAGTGGTATTAGTGAAGGAGTTCCAAGTATTGGTGCAGAGCATTTAAATGCTGACGGCGGGTTTTGTTTCGATAGGATCAAGTATATACCTAAGGAATACGCATCAAGACTTAGAAGGGGCAGAATACAACCGGGCGATGTGTTGATTGTTAAGGATGGTGCTACTACTGGCAAGGTGTCATATGTTGATCAGCAATACCCATTTGCTGAATCCTACGTTAATGAGCATGTTTTCATCTGTAGACCGTCTCAAGAAGTGCGTGGGAAGTACCTATTCTATTTCCTTCGAAGCAATAGCGGAAACTCGCAGATCATGGTTACATTTCATGGTGCTGCCCAGGGAGGTATCAGTTCTGCTTTTGTGGATGAAGTATACGTACCCATGCTTACTTTGGAAGATCAGTCAGAGATAGTAGATTATCTCGATGATACTATTCATCATGTTAGACTGATCAGATCTCGACTAGAGAAAATCCCAACCATCCTCAAGAAGTTTCGTCAGAGTGTTCTCAGTGCAGCATGCTCTGGGTCTCTGATCGAAAGCTTTAATTCATATAACTGTGATAAATGGGCAGAAGTGAGGAGATTGCTTAATGATGCGAAAGATCAAATAGATGGTTTTCCTGACCATTGGATGCTAACTAACTTAGGCAATCTTTGTGATGGATTTCAATACGGAACATCTAAGAAATCCGAAACATCTGGATTAGTTCCTGTTCTCAGAATGGGAAACTTACAGAACGGAGAAGTTGATTGGTCAGACTTAAAATACTCAAGTGATGAATCTGATATTAAGAAATATGCATTATCAGATGGAGATGTTTTGTTTAATAGGACAAATAGCCCAGATCTAGTAGGGAAAACATCCATTTATCGAGGTCAGTCGAAAGCCATTTTTGCTGGATATCTTATCAAGATCAAGAATCGGCATGATATTCTTCATTCCGAATATCTTAATTATTGCCTGAATTCAAATTATGGACGTCAATGGTGTAAGGAAGTAAGAACAGATGGAGTTGGTCAATCCAATATTAACGCATCTGTTTTAGCTTCATTCTTGATACCATTACCGCCTATCGAAGAACAAATTGAGATTACTATTAGGGTTCAACAGCTATTAAAAATAGCAGACTCTCTTGAATCCAAGTATCAAAAAGCTATGGCTCGCATAGATAAAATAGAACAATCAATCCTTGCTAAAGCCTTCAGTGGAAAGCATGTTTGATGTATGTAGTATGACAGATATATCTGTAAAAACTAACACCTAAGAGAGAAGAAGAATGGAAGAGTCTTTAGAAAAATGCCCAATATGCAAGAATAAGCTCAAGCAGAACTATGTGAGAACAGAAGACTACGCTAATAGATATCACATAAACTGCCAGTATTGCGGAAGATACGAGTTGTTTGGTTGGAAGATGAAATCACGATTTGGATTGGATGATGGTGAAGATAAAAATAAAACCAAGTCCGATAGACTGTTAAGCATGGCCGTCCGGCATAAATATGAGGAAACAGGCGACGAAGTATTGATTTCAGATAAAACCATTGATGAATTAAAGAACGGCATCACTATCCCTGATAATCCAATAGATAAAGTAGATATTCTGTTAACTTATATGTATAACAAAAACAAAAATCGCTTTGCAGATAACGTAGTAATTCCTGAATCTGATTATCCATTAATGTTAGTTTACTCGGAAACTGAACTGGATGAGCTAATACGATTAGCAGACGAATCAGATTATGTGAGCTATTTAAGCAGTAAGACCAACGGCAATAGAATATGTAGAATTAAGCAGAAGGGCTGGAATAGGATTAAAGAACTAAATGCTACACAAGACATTAAAGAGAACAAGAGAGACCTACAGATAAACAGGACACCTAAGGAGATAAAGTGCTTCATTGTCCTCGGCAGGGATACCTATTGGAATAGAGAAGTGAAAGAGTACCTTACGAGTATAGGAATAGATTTTATAATCCTGAGTGATAAAGAAAACCAAGGGAAAACAGTGGTTGAGAAATTTGAGTATTACGCTAATGTAGATTTTGCGGTTTGCATATGGTCTCCGGACGATGAAGGAAGAAAGAAGGGGAAAGAGGGTTTAAAATCTAGAGTTCGACAAAATGTAATGCTTGAAACAGGTTTCTTTTGGGGTAGCTTAGGTAGAAAGAGAGTATTTATTCTTAACCATAAAACTGTAGATATCCCTACTGATTTTGCAGGCCTTGTATATATTTCGTTGACAGGCGGTAATTGGAGAGCTGAGTTGTTAAGAGAAATAGAAAGACTTAGAGATATCACATCAGATTAAACTTTATAGTGGAGGAACCATGTGGAACAAATACCTTTATATCATCATCGCACTAATATTTGTAATTATCGGTATTTCCAGTTGCAAGAAATCGGAAGTTGCCAACCAATCGTCCAATGTGCATCTTAATGCGCAAGCTACACATAACTTCATGGATAACAAAGACGAGAAGGATATAGAGTTATTCTTAGAACTGGATCAAGTTGTTCTTGTTAGAGAGATTTCAATGAAAATTGGTTCTCGACAATGGGATATTCAAAAACCTGAGGCAAACTCAGCATATTCATGGTTTAATAGAAGTAACGGAGTTAAAGAGACTGTAAGGATCAACTATACAAATGATTCACTTTCAGCTATGATAGCCCCCAAATTGGAAGATTTTCCTGATCGATACGGACACGATTGGGATGCTTATGAAGCAGCCGATGCTAAGTATCAACGAGAAGCGAAGAAGGTGAGGGCACAAATACTTGAGGAGATTTTTACATGCATGAAGAAAGGCGAACAAGTAACGTTTGAGATTAGAGGTAAAATGAAAAATATAGTGGTTTCAGTTCCTAAAAGTGATGTTGATAACGCAATCGAAGTATGGGATATCTATAAACAAATGTGATCTATCCAATACCTGGAGGTAAACTAAGATGAAGATCATTTTTATTATAGGATTTCTAGGGTTGTTATGTTTGGGGTTTTCTCAGATTTCTACAATCAAAGTGGCACCAATAGTTGAACCAATCAACTATGCTCCATATGACAGCACTAGAAATTTCTTAGGCAAGGATGTTGGTCAGTACGTAGGGCAGGTTCTATACCTTAAAGGAAAATCAGAAGCTCTCAGGAAATATGGTTACGAAGGATTTGTAGTCGATTATCGGATCGATGATCTAATAAACTACTCTAATGTCTATAAGGGCAATAAGGTAGAGTGTAGATACAATTCTGACTACAATGAACTGGCTGGGAAATATTTCAGTGTTATTGCAGTGCTGAAGCATCCCAAAACATTGTCAGACAGCTACCTGTATAGCGACTATTATTATCTTGAGCTTGAAGAACAAAGCAGTAAGGACAAGCTTTTTTTCAAATACAATAGCAAGTATGAATGGAGTTTTCCGTTTGTAGTTGTGGGCTTTTTCGAAAAGCAGAAAACTGAATTGGTTGGAGAGAGGTTTATTTTCTGCAATAAACTCATTGATGATGTGTATGACATTTACACTGGAAGCAAGATTACAAAAGTACCCTATCAAGAGTGGACATGTACAGACTTCACAATTGAGGAAAGATACTTTTCTTTAGGTCTAGTAGTTAAGAACTCATTAGGGGAGAGCATCCATGTTTCTGTGGGAAGCGTTACGAATTCAAATCTCAGTAGTAGAAGTGGATATAATGTTAAGGAGTTTAGGCATTATAGTAAGAAGTTTGGAGACGATAACTGGAAGAGCATCGTCGAAGGTATAGTAAGAGTCGGTTTTACTGAAGAAATGGTAAAGATGGCATGGGGGGAGCCTAAGAGCATTAACCATTCGTCCTATGGGGATCAATGGGTATATGAAAGTCAGTATTTATATTTTGAGGGTGGAATCCTGCGGTCATTTAACTAAGAAATTCAATTTGATGTTCATTTTAATCATGATGAATGGACTTAACCTTAATAAAAACAAGATCCTCCATAACTAAATGATGCTAGTCGTCGTCCTACATTTCCAATGAAAGGGAGGGAACGGAGTATGCGCTCCGGAGACACCTACCGGGTTCATCTCTGAGTCGTATTCGATCTGATCGTCTTTGACCCATGGTGCAAGTGCTTTGATGTAGTCTCTGGCATCATCCAGGCTGCTGGACTTGGTATCCAGAGCCATGAGATTATCCATCACTTCGATGGCATCGTTTAGGGGATAGACCCTATCCTGGACAGCCAGAGCCCGACAGATGTCACTGGTGCGGTCATCCAGGATCACCACGAGCTTGTAGTACCTGGCTTTGGCTTTTTTGTAGCCTTGCAGCCTGCCGAACTCACGTATTCTAAGGGCGGTGTGCTCAGCCAGTCCCTGCCAGTAATGGGATGATCGATTGGCAATGTCATTGAACTGCTCCTTGAGAGTATCTGCCAACATTTCTTTGGTATAACCTTGCTCAATGGCTTTGGAGAGGGTGTCTGCGACGTTCTGCCGGATATCGGCTTCAAAGTGGTTCCCGATCCAGAACAACTGCTGCTTCTGAATGGTGGAAGAGAGATGCTGATCTTCAATACCCCAGAGCCCGATGCTGGTCTTGGTGGGGGCTTGCACTTGGACATCCTTGAGTCCGAGCCGCACACAGCGGTCTATTATCGCTTTGGTGGGCTCATTGACCAGTGCTGCGAAGTCATCTCCCAACTGGGTATTGATGATGCCCATAAGCTTATCTATTGAGCCCTGATTGAGTTTCTCAGATCTGGGCATGTCACTCAGCATCTGGATAGCAAGTCGGGTAGCATCTCTGATCTCTGTCTTCCAGGCATTATTGAGGACCCGGTAGTACTCAAGCATGAGGTTATCATAGTAGTTCATTAGAAGGAGAATCTCCGGACTTTCACTCTGTTCCTTCCAATATCGTATTCGGAGAAGCGTTCCAAGCATCCTGCCAGAGCATCACAGCCATCGATATAGCCATCAGGATAGGTGAGGAACTGACTGATAAGGGTGGGAGTATCCTGTCCCTCCGGAAAGAGTACCTTAGCTGCCTCGATGATGGTCTCTGTCCTCTCGATACGCAGGTTCTTGTTATCCTTGTTATCGATGCGCTTGATTCTGTGGCTGATCGGTAGTAGATGATTGTCAGTAGCCCACCTGTCGAAGTCAGCCAGGATACGTGCCTGACCATAGGTGGTTTCACAGGCAGCCCGGGCTTTCACTCTATATATTCGATCCAACTCCTGATAGGCATCATAGTAGTATCTGAAGAACTTGGTGTTCTCTGTCTGCCGTATCCAGACATGAATCACGTAGAACCTGTTACCATCATAGCCAATAGAGATGACAGCCTTGTAGCAGCCTTTCTCTCCCCAGGCTGGATCGGCATAGAGCCAGACCCGCTTCATCTGGGATGGCTCAGGTAGAGATCTATACTTGGTGAACCAGTGGTTCTTGAAGATGTTCCCTTCGATTACCGGCTGCCCGAGCATCTCCCTTTGATAACCAGTATGTCCGAACTTGGCTCGCAGGTTGGGAAGAGTGGCAGTAGGGTACTGCTCCTCCCAGATAGACTTGCCATGCTGATCTTCGAGAGAGAAGCGCAAAATCGCTTTCTGGTGCGTTTTCAGCACCGACTGGTATCCCAAGTCCAAATCAGGATTATCGGCCCGCATTTCGCTTAATATGAGCTCTTGAAACTGGCAGATGGCATAGTTGGGATGCACCAGGTTACCGAGCCAGACGATCTTGCCATTTCCCTCGGGTGAGAGAGCTCCGGCAAGCTCTTGAGTGATCTTCTCCATCCTTCGTTTACCGATTGACTGATTACCCATGTTCTCTTCTTTATCGATATCATCACAAACGATCAGTCCGGGTCGCTTGGCAGTCTTGGGATTGATAGTTCCTCTATGACTTTGTTTGATCGAGCGTGCTCTGATCCTGGCTTTGTTCTTGAGATAGAAGTCGAGATCGAAGGCATCCACTGGCTGTAGCTCCGGATAGTCCATAGTGAGACGTTTATTGTTCTGAAGTTCATGTAAGGTGAAAGCAGTACGTTCCTGCGCCAGATCTACGTCTGCGGCAGTATGGATCACATAGCGTTCACCTTTGATGATCTTCCAGATCGGATAGACCACTCCCATGAGTACCGTTTTGCCCAGCCCACGAAAACCGGTAATGGCGATGATGCCTGAGCCCTTATCGGTCTCATCGAACATAGTCTCATGTGCTGAGCAAAAAGGTAGTGGGAAGATATGCGGGAAATAGGTATGGCAAAAGAATGAGAAGGCATCCCAACCCTCTCCGTTGGTTCTCTTGATCCTGTCGGTTTTAGCTTCAGGACTATCGTCTATAAAAGGCAAGACGGAGATCGTTTTGGATGCGATCTCCGTCAGAGCCTTGTTATGCCGCTGAATGAACTTCTTAGACATAACCGGGAATCACCCCAACCCCCGGCAAGCCGGGAGTCGGGGACCCCGGGGTTTCGGAGGGTAACCATGAAAGTGCGGAGCCGGAGGCGACGGCTCCGCTTGTTGGAGGGTAGGCAGGTCTGGGTTGGAGGAAACCATGTCCGTGGCTGTAATATTATCCATTTCTAACTCTTAAGTACTCGGCAAGGTCAAGAACTATACCCTGAAACTGTTTGAGCATAGTCTCATGTCCTTTCTCGATCATAAAGTCGGTTACCTGATCCAGGAAGCGCACGATGTAGTCGTTCAGTTCTTTGGCAGGTTCAGAGTCTTTCTGGTTCTGCTTGATTAAGCTTACAAGGCTCTGCAGGGCAGTGTCTGCAGGGTTCTTGGCATATTCCCGTAATGCCTGGATGAGTGCCTTCTTGCGGGCTAAGCTGATCTCATGGTCAAGCTTGCGCTCTTCCTTGAACAACTCATCCCACTTACCGGACTTGATCCACTTGCGGACGGTGATATCGGAAACTCCGAAGATCACCGCCAGCTCGAGTGGGTCTGTCTTGCCGTTCAGATAGGCTTCTTTGCAGTTGTCCCGCTTGATGCGGAACTCGAGTGCATTACTCATACTCAGGTCGGACCTTGTGTCTGTCTAAGTAAGCATTCAGGTCTTTGCCCTTGCAGCGCAGTTGACCATTCTCTTTGGTGCGGAAGGCAGGCAGAGGATTCTCTATGTCCCGTATCCAGCGGTAAACACTGGAACGGTCAACCCGGAGGATATCAGCTATCTCATCCGTGCGGTAGTTGCGCTCATCATTGAAGACGCTCATCGGTTTTATCTCCTCTGCTACATTGGTATTCATAGGTGCCATCTTTCATTCTCCTTGCTTTGTTTCAAGTAAGCTTGCATAAGGATACCAAGCATTCGCTCACAGGGCGGTGAAGTTGAGCACTATCATCTTGTACTCGCCCTGCTCATCCCGTTCATAGAAAGAGACATACTGCTTGGTGGAGACAACCCTGATGGCTTTATCGATCAGCTCCATCGCTTCCTTCCACTTGATGTCTTTGATGTTGTACTTCCTCAGTGCGAGGATGCGATGCTTGGCAATCTCGCCCTTCTTGTCTACCTGGAAGGCTTCATTGATTATAGCCCGGAGATTGGCATTAGAGTCAGCAGACCAGTCCTTCAGGCACTCATCGATCTTCTGCTTGGCGAGTTGGAGTTCCAGTCCGAACTCGATGCGTTCCTTGAACCTGATCTCGATCTTGTACTTACCGTCAAAGCTGGTGAACCCGGCATTACCCTTCCAGGTAAGGTCACTCTGCTTGGCGATGTATTCCAGATAGTCCTGTATCTCGTCATAGAGCTTGAGTTTATCGGCTTTGATGCGATTGTGCAGGCGGATCACCCGGTCTAATGTCCTGTTTACTACAGAGTCTTGTTTCAGCATTTCGGGGCGGATGACAGAGACGGGGATGGCTCTGCCTTGGGAGTCAATCTTCGTGCGTTCAAGGGGTGGCTTGTCAGTGGTTTTCTTTCCCATGGGGGTTCTCCTTATTCGTGGTTTGTTTCTTAACATAGTACTGGAGCATGGCGATGACCGCCCGGCGCTCCTTCTTATCGAGCAGATTCCAGTGGCTTTTCCGGTAATGGCTTAGCAGATAGGCTCTCAGGTCGGTGTCCGTCCAGTTAGCCTGTTTCATCAGCGAGAACATGTATTTACCCTGCTTGTCATAGCTGAACTCGTAGGGACGTCCATGCTTGCGGTAGTTGATCATGATTGATTTCAGCTCCTTGAGCCTGTCTTCCGATAGAGCGGTAAGCGACTCACCAAAGCCGAGACCATTCATAATGAACTTGAAGCCCTCTACAGGCCAATGGAACTTCTTGACTCTGAGGCCGTGGATTTGTTGACGTAGTTTCCGTTCCCGCTGTTCCTGTGTCATAGAATGTCTCCTGTTACCTATTTAGCTGATGTCGTTATTGGTGTTGTTGATGATTTGCTTGGCTTTTCTCTTGCTGCGCTTGAGTTGGTTACCTTGCCATCTTGCCTGGGCTTCGGCGATCTCATACTCATGCTGCTCCTTGATCAGTTGGATGACCTTCTTGCGTCCTTTACGGGACATCGTATCGTAGTTACGGACAAGCTCCTGCATGTGGGTCTGCTGCTTGTTCATGTGCCTGATCCGGGTCTGGATGGCTCGTCTTTCCTTCTCTTCCGGACTGAGTGGAGGCCGCAGCTCTCCCAGGATACCAGGCTTGATCACCTTGCCGATCTCGCAGATATTGTCCCGGCTCAGAACCACGTATTTGTAGTCTTGCATTCCCAGTAGCCCCATCGAAGCCAGGGCTTCCATATAGACGAAGGCCCACTGCCTGCTGCGTCCGCAAGCGATGGCAACTGATCTGATCGAAGTGTAATTCCCCTGATCTATCAGATCTAACAATGCCGAGGCTGCGGCAGGATCAAAGCGCCAGCTTCCCTTCTGCTGGTAACAGACTACCGGATTGAAGCGGTTGTTACGCACGATGATGCCCTCGCTGGCATCGATGTACTTGAGGGTCTTATCTTTGATCAGCTTCCCGATGATGGGCTTTACCTTGCCGATCTCCAGAGCTGTCATCTCCGCC